TTGGGATAGGTTTGCCAACTCGCAAAGCAAGTGCCCCCATTTCCCCGTCTGACAGTTCGTAATCCATAGGTAGTTGGTTTCCCTCTACGATACGGCATTGGTCTAGTAAAACTATTGTCCCAGATGACACATCAACGATTAGTTTCGTTGGGTCATTCCCGTTTGTTGTTTCCATTGTTGTTTCCCTTTTCTCTTTCTATTTATTTGTTTAGTTGTTTTACGGCGTTAGAGATAATCTCGTTAGCCTCATCTGTGAGAGCGTCACCCAAGTATTCATCACGCCATTCCTCGTTGTCGTGGTCATACACATTTCCGTCAGGAAATCTTGCTGTAAGTGTGTCGTCATCTAATACCCATTCGTTAGTGTTGCTATCAAATGTGATGACATAATGGTGTAGTGCCATTGTTGTTTCCTCTTTCTATTTGTTGTTGTCCATACAGTAATCGTACGGTTTTGGTTTTGGTTGGTGATTTACAGGGTGGCGTAGGCGACCCTCGTATCGTTCTAGTTTGCGCCTAGTGAATACCGTAGCGTCAATGATGAACGCCACAACAATGCTTGCGCCCCAAATCAGACACATAGTTTCGTAATAACCTATCGCTAACATTATTTTTCCCCCTCATAAATGTCGGTCACATCATCTATGTTGTAAAGTTCTGTGTCCTCTTTCCATTCGTCAAGCAAGGTCTGTGCCCCCCATTCGTGGCTATCGTAAAGAGCCTTAGCCTGTTCCTCGGTGTCTGCCTTGACCTCGTAGTATTCATACACGATAGAGCGTATGGTTATCGCAAATGTAGCCATTATTTACGCCCCCCAAATGCGCCCATAATCTGCCCATACAACTGTTCGGGCGTATCATTCTCGTGGTCTGATGCGTAGCAAGCAAGACACACCTCATCTGGGAAAGCGTCAAGTTTGTTGATTTCTGTTGTACATTTCGTACATTGGATTGTTGTTGTCATAATTGTTTCCTCTTTCTTACAGTATTTGGAACTGCGAGATACTACGAACCTCGTATGAACCCTCATCTAATGGTTGCCCAACAGTACGAAAGAAAAATACCCCTCGCTCTGGGTCATACCCTGTACAGATACCGTCACAGTATCCTTGTATCCACTTCTGGGAAAGTAAGCGCACTTGCTTTCCGATTATCTCTTTATGTTGTGTTGTCATAATTGTTTCCTTTCTCTATGACATTTATACTGTAACACAGTTGTTAGTCTGTGTCAAGTTCTTTATCTGTGACATTTGTCACACTCTCATAAGGGCACCCCTCATTCTCAAAATGGTAGCGACACAAAACACATAGCCATTGGTCGCCCATTTTTTCTAGGTCAAAAAACGGTTCGCCACATTCGTAGCAAATCTCTGTATCGGGGAACCTCATTGCCCCTCACTCTCTATGTTTGGGTGTGTACCACACCAAAAACAAACCACATTATCGTAATGGTCTGACCAAATCGGCACATAGTTAGAATGGCTAACGGTCATCTCGTCACCACATACGGCGCATTTAGTTTCTGTTGTTGTTTCCATTATTCGTGCCCTTTCCATACGGCTACTGCCCCGTCATCTGTGCTACCGACAATCCAAACGCCCGACCAACCCATACGCTCTACATACTGTTGTATAGCGTTAGCGTAGTTCTCGTTCACGCCGTCTAGGTTGTTATCCCAATCCACAAGGATACGCTCGTGCCCGTCAAGGCGTGACACGCTAATCCTGTTTGTGTTCGGTAGCCACTTGGCTTTTATAGCCGTACGGTCTGACCGTACAACCGTTGGTTGTGTTGTTGTTTCTGTGGTCATTGTTCTGTCCCCTTTATGTATTTTGTTAGACATTTTCCCGTACTATCCACCCCGTAGCATTGCCAAGACCCGTCTATCGCTAGTTTTGGTGTGTCTGTAAGCAGAATGGCTACCCCGTCTAGGACTACCGTGTCGCCTTTTCTAAGGTGTGGGTGTCTTGTTGTGGTCATTGTGATTTCCCCTCATTATGTAAATCTTTACGGCGTGACACTTTTATTTCCTCAATCGTAAAAACCTCACGGCGTTGTTCCCATTCCATAGCGACCCAATCAATCCCCAAAAGGTTACAAGCGTGGTGCTTATAGGTGCTTTCGCTATGACCGTATGAGAACGGCACAATGAAATCCTTGCCTTGCCCTATCACTCGCATAGAGTAGTAACTGTTCCCGTTAGCCTTATCAAACCAACGGCGTACACATAGCGTGTACTGGGTTTGTGTTTCTGTTTCTGTGGTCATTGTTCTGTCCCCTTTTCTTGTAGTTCCTCTACTGTGGCGATAAGTCGGGTGAGAATAGCGACCATAACGGTTTCCATTTTCCCGAACTTTTGCCATACCTCGTAGGCTTGCTCTTGTGGTGTCATTGTGTTTTCCCTTTCTGTTTGGATAGCCCTCGCTATCCGTTGTTGTCACTATAACAAGCGTTATACGCATTGTCAAGTATTTATTTTGTGACAGTTGTCACACTGTTGTGTTAGGTATGCCTAACTATCTGCCTTTATCTTTCGCACGTGCTTTTTGATGACCTTGATAGCCTCGCTATCCATTGCGCCCCCCAAATCGTAGAGCCCCATAAGTTCCAAACGGTCTAGAAAGGCGTGCCAATCTATGCGCACCTCATCTATAAACCAACCGTCATAAATCACCTCTACCATTTCTAGTAGTTCTGGCGTGATGTCGCTTGCCGTTCTTATCGGTCTGTATGTTTCCATTCTCTGCCCTTTCTTTTGGTTATCTGTACCGTACAACACTTGCGAGGCGTTGTCAAGTTCTTTATCCGTGACAGTTGTCACACTCTTATGTTAGGTATGCCTAACTATTCCACCTCTACTGTTTCCATAATAGATGCCCTAAACCTATCGCCCCCAAGAGTCTCGCCACAAAACTCGCAAGACTGCCAAGAGAAACCCCCGTCTAACTCTCCCGTATCAGGGTCACTAATGGGGTATGGTTCATCTCGCCATTCTTTTACCCCTTTGGCGTACCTTTCGGCAAAAGTATCGGGGGCGTTCTCTACGCTCGCTAGACCGTTTGCGCTTGCCATAAGACAATCGGAACAAATGTCTATTTCTTGTCTAGTTTTGTATGTGTACACTTCCGTGTCCTTTCTGTTTTCTGCCCTTGTGGGCATAGTTCCCTAGTCTGTCGTGAACAGTCGCCGACTAATCGGGCTAGGGATAGGGGGGGCTATCGGGCTATCTCAACCCAAACCCAACTATCGGCGAGATGCCTAGTCCATACACAAGTGTCCGTGAGGGGGTAGCCCTTAGCCGTAATGTGCCCCTTGACCATAGTGTCCGTGACCGTATCTGCCCACACCGTCATAACCTGTCGGGGGTTCTGAGAGTGCCACCCTGTCACCTTGTAGCGTTTGCCCTGTTCCATTAGATAGCCCATTCCTCATTCTCGTAGCCGATAGCCGAAAAAAATCGGTCTCTACAAAATCGGGGATTATCTGCCCGAAACATTGACACAAGTTCCGTGGCTATTTCTGCCACAGTAGCCCTGTCTGCTCCTTGCTCTACCTGTTGGCGCAAGATTTGCGCCACTTTCTCATAGTGTTTCCGTGTCACTTTCGTGCCCTTTCTGTTTTGCGCCCCCTTGTGGGGCGTAGTGGGTGGCAAGGTGGCGAACCTTGCGAGGGGCAACCCCCACCCGATTGGGTTGCCTATCGGCAAGCCTGACGGAAACGGTGAGGCGTGAACCGTGGATTGAGTTCAGTGAAAACATCTGTCAAGATTTCCACGACATCATCCATAGTGTCTAAACGGTTTCGGGTTTCCATTGTTGCCCCCGTTGCCTCTATTTCCTCACGGTACGACCTCAACGCCGAGGCTATGCGCTCGTAATCCTTTTTAGTCATTGTTTGCCCTTTCTGTTTGGGTGTGGCTTGCGCCTCACTTGGTAATAACACTATAACAACAGTAACACAGAAAAGCAAGTTATTTCTATGTGACACTTGTCACACCCAAATGTTAGGCGACCCTAACAAAAACCAACGCTATCAACAGACAACGACTGTCCACGAACACACGCCGACTGTTCCCCCAACAGTCCCCGACTGCTAACCAACACACACAGACTGTTCACCACAAGGCAGAGTGCTAGCCAAATCACCCACAACTGCTAGCAATAGTAAGCACTCCCCCCTACCTAGAAAAAATAGGTACTGTCCCCCTGTGATGTGGTCGCCCATAATGTTAGTTATGTAACTTTTCCCTGTGTCCCTTTTGCCTACTGGTAGGTAGAGAGTGGGCGCACGGGAACTGGGGGTGTGCCGAGGCATCCCCCCCCTGTATATATGTATTAGGACCGACTGATGGAATCACTCTTTTTGTGGGTGTGTGGTCGGGTGTGTGTTGGTGTGGTTGGTTGGTCACGTAGAGTGGTTGTTTTACGTTTGGTGGGAGCCGAAGGTAGTGGTTGGTCTTTCTGGTCAGCAGTATTTGTTTGGCAAAGAAAAAAGAAAAAAAAGAAATCAGCAATCTTGATGTCGTGATGTCATACTGTCTTGCTATCTATGCCAACAACCCGATGCGTAGCGAGGGGCGTTAGCCACCGAAGGTGGAACCAATCTTGAACGCTAGATGTCTAGTGGCTTCCCCCCACAGTTTAGGTACCAGAGTGATACCAGGGTCGCCGTAGCCAATTTGTTTTAGCCGACACCCGAAGTGTTCAATGAGATGACGTTCATTACGCTGCTTGAACCTCTTACACAATAGGGGTACAACCATCTTTTCCAGATGTACTTGATTGCAGGGTTCATCTACCCCAGTTCCCTGGTGTTCATTGCCCCGTACCTTGCAACAGGTATACAGCCGTGGGTGCCTTGCAGTTTCCCAACTGGAAGGTCTTGCTGTGTTGTGTCTACAACTATACACGTTGTCTGTTATGATAACAATATGGCTACAAAGAAAAATCCTTCCCGTAAACAACCCATTCCAGGTGGGGCAAACAAAAGCAAACCTAAACCTGTTGACCGTGTTGATGCTAGTGGTAACTCTTATTTTCATAGAACTACTCCTCCTAAACCGTATGTTCCTAATTTCAATGTTCCTCCTGGTACGCCGTGGAAAAAGAATTCTCCGTATAAACCTAAGTCGCCTAATCCGATGCCTAAGCCTTCGCCTATGCCTAAGTCTGCGCCTAAACCTGCACCTACAACTACTGCGCCTAAACCACCATCTAAGGGAATTTTGAAACCTACGGATAAATCGTCTGGTTCTTCTAAACAAAAAAAGATGAATAAGAAGTAATGATGAAGAAGGCTGTTTGGGATAAACCGAACCCGAAGAAGAAATCAACTCCGTTGTATTCTGCACAGAAATCTGCTGCGAAGGCTCGTGCTAAGAAGGCTGGTCGCCCTTACCCGAATCTTGTTGATAATATGGCTGCATCCCGAAACAAAGGAAAGTAATATGCCACAAGTAGGAAAAAAGAAATTCCCATATACCGATGCTGGTATGAAAGACGCTAAAATGGCTGCTAAGAAGTCAGGCAAAAAAATGAAGATGGCTCCTAAAAAGAAGAAGTAATGGCTATTGAATATCGTGGCGAAAAGTTCGCTGGATACAACAAACCAAAGAAAACACCTAACGCATCTAAATCTCACGCTGTCCTAGCGAAAGATGGTGACAAGGTAAAACTGATTCGTTTCGGTCAACAGGGTGTTCAGGGTTCTCCTGACGGGTCTGCACGTAACAAAGCGTTCAAAGCCCGTCACGCATCCAATATTGCTAAAGGTAAAATGTCTGCTGCGTATTGGGCTAACAAAGTTAAATGGTAAAATAAACCCTAATGGGAACTAAACGAGCAGTTCCACTACAAGACAAAGCAAAGTTTTTTGCGTTGATTGCTTCTGGAAGAAACATTAAAGATGCCTGTGCCGAAACAGGGGTTCATTACAACACTGGTTCTAGGTGGGTGAAGAAGGCTAAGGAGTTGGAGGCTTCCCGTAAGGAGGCTACCCATAGGGCTTCTTCTGGTGCTGGTTCTGGTGGTAGGCAGTCTGTGGCGCACCATAACTTTATGGATGCTATTGATTTGCCGTCTGCTATTCCTCACGACCAGTTGTGTGAAAATGCTTTGAGGGGTTTGGAAGATTTTGATTTTTTCCGTAAGCATTATTTGGGGCGTGTTCCTTCGCCGTGGCAGGTTGAGGCTGCTTTGACTTTGATTGAATTGTTGGAGTCGGAGGAAAAGGAATTTGTTGTTTTGAATGTGCCTCCTGGTGCTGGTAAGTCCACGTTGTTTCACGATGTTGCTGTGTGGGCGATTGTGCGTAATAGGCGTGTGCGTGTGATGATTGGGTCTGTTTCTCAGAATATGGCGAAGATGTACTCACGCCGTATCCGTGAAACACTTGAACGTGTTGCTGCTATAGAACCAGACCCGATGATGGTGGAAAAAGGTTTGGCTGTAAACGCAGAAGGTTGTCTAACAATTGACTACGGCAGGTTCAAACCCGTAGACAAAGGTGCTTTGTGGCGAGCAGAAGAATTTGTTGTTGAACAACTAGATGGCAACGGGTTAGATAACAAGGAACCAACGGTTCGTGCGTATGGTATTGAAGCAGAATTCATTGGACATCGTGCCGACCTGTGCTTATTTGATGACGTGTCTTCCCCTGATAACGCCCGTGAGTCCGTAGCCAGAGACAAACTGCTAGAAAGATGGGATGGGGTGGCTGAGGCTCGTTGCGACCCAGGTGGTTTGCTGGCTGTAATTGGGCAGCGTCTAGGTTCAGGCGACTTATACGCCCATTGCCTCGCCAAAGAAACATACGACATTGAAGAAGATATGGCGTATGACGGTTCTAATGTGGAAACCCCTGAAGATGTGGATAATGGGCAACCTATACGCCAGAAAAAGTACCGACATATTATTTATAGGGCTTACTATGAAGAACTAGACACAGGTAAAGAATCTCGTTCGTTCAAATCCTTGCCTTATCCTGATGGTCCCCTTTTAGACCCGAAGCGTTTACCGTGGAAAGACCTATCGTTTATCCGATACAACAAACCAGACGTATTCAAAGTTGTTTATCAACAAGAAGACTTGGATTTGGATTCCAGACTGGTAGATAGAACCTGGATTACAGGGGGCAAAGGTTTAGATGGGGTGGACTATATGGGTTGTATAGATAATGACCGTCAACCTGGCTACATTCCAGAGGGGTTAGCGCACCCGTGGGTATCTATCGTGGCTGTAGACCCATCCCCAACTATGTTCTGGGCGTTCGTATGGATTATTTACCAGCCGAACACCAATCTGTACCACGTTGTAGATATTGAACGAGTAAAACTGACAGCCGAAGAAGTGCTTGGATACGACACAGCCACCTCTACTTATAGTGGTTTGATGGATGACCTACAAAACCGTTCATACGATATGGGCTACCCCATTTCCCATTGGGTTGTAGAAATCAACGCTGCTCAACGGTTCCTTTTGGCACACGATTTTGTCCGTAGATGGCAACAATTACACCGTGTCAACGTCATTCCCCATACCACCAGCCGAAATAAACTGGATGAAACATTGGGTGTGGAGGCTTTGCTGCCCCCTGTTATCAGGTCTGGTGCTTTACGTCTTCCTTCTATGAAGGGCAACTGGAAAACTCTTGCTGCTATGGATGAACTAACAAAGTGGACCCGTGACAAAAAGAACGGTACAGACATCGTTATGGCGTTATGGATGGCATTATTGAACCTGCCGAACCTCACACAAGCAAAGGCTCCTCCCCGTCAGTGGCGACCATCTTGGCTTTTGAATCGTTAGTCTGTGTTATTGTTGAATTGTCTAAGTCCAACTAAAGGTTGTAAATGAAATCTGTTGAAGAAATTGTTGCTCTATATAAAGAACGACTTGATGCACAAGGTCCAATCCTCAACCAAATGCGTGAAGTCCGTCAATTGGCGAATGGCGATGTCATTGTTCCCCTAAACGAATTAGACCGTAACACCCGTTCTTCAGTAGCAAACCTGCTTGTGCAGGGCTTAGACCAGATGAGTATGCGTGTTTCTTCCACTATGCCATCCCCGTATTTCCCTGCTTTGCGTGAAGGACAAGATAGAAGTATGAGATTGGCTCGTGACCGTAAACGAGCAATGCTTGCTATATGGGATGACAACCGTATGAATATGAAGATGCGCCGTAGGGCTAGACATCTTCTTGCATACAGTAACTCCCCAGTTTTCATCAAACCTAACTTTGATAAGCGCATCCCTGAATGGCAGTTACGCAACCCACTTGATACCTTTCCTGCACCATCTGTAGACATTGATAATCCCGTACCAGATAACTGCATCTTCACATATGGTCGTACATATCGTTGGCTAACACAGAACTATGGTGATGCAATCAACGGTATTCTTCGTGTGGGCAACCCATCGTGGGATACGATGTTCAAAATCCTTGAATACGTTTGCGATAACGAAGTTGTGACGGTTGTTTTGGGTGCAGAAAAAACTATTGACCCTATGACTGGTGCCTATTCTATGGGTGCGCCAGCAGTAGAACTGGAACGTGTCATCAACAAAACAGGTATGCCGTTAGTTGTTGTCCCTCAACGCATCACTCTTGATAAGCCACACGGACAGTTTGATGGTTTGCTTGGTATGTACTACACACGTGCCAGGTTGCAGGCTTTGACAGAGATTGCTATTGAGCGTGGCATTTTCCCTGATGAATACCTTGTAGCACGACAGGGTGACAACCCTGAAATCATCCAAATTGCTGACGGCAAAACAGGGCAACTTGGTGTTGTCAAAGGTGGCGACATTCAACAGTTGCAAACAAACCCTGGTTATAAGACTGATGTGGCTCTTGACCGTTTGGAACGCCAAGAACGCCTTGAAGGTGCTATCCCTGCCGAGTTCGGTGGCGAATCAGGCACAAACATCCGTACTGGTCGCCGTGGCGATTCGGTATTGGCAGCGACAGTTGACTTCCGTGTTCAAGAAGCCCAAGACATTTTTGCTTCATCAATGGTTCAAGAAGACAAAATTGCTATTGCCATTGAAAAAACATATTGGGGTAACAGTTCTAAGTCGTTCTTTATTCCTGGTATGGGTGGGGGTGTCAAGGATTACACGCCAAATAAAATGTGGGAAACAGATTTCCATTATGTCTCATACTCGGCTGCTGGTTCAGATGTGAACAACTTGATTGTTGGTTTGGGTCAACGTCTTGGTACGGGGCTTATGTCTAAAGAATCTGCTCGTGAGGCTGACCCTCTTATTTCTGACCCAGAGTTGGAACGTGACCGTATCGTTGCTGAAGGTATTGAAGCAGCGTTGTTGTCTTCTATTCAGGCACAGGCAGCAGACCCTAATGGTCCGTATCAACCTGATGATTTGGCTTATGTTGCTGAACAGGTACAATCAAACAAGATGAGTTTGCCTGAAGCAATTATGGCTGCACAGAAACGAGCGCAGGAACGTCAGGCTGCACAGGCTCCACAGGGTGCACCTGAAACTATGCCTGGTTTGTCTGCGCCTGGTATGGGTATGGAGGCTGGTATGGGTGGTCCTGCTGGACCTGCTTCTTTGGAATCACTTCTTGGAGGACTTGGTGGAGGTGCAGCAGCAGCAGCGCAACCTCAAACCCCTGGTGGCGTTTTAAGTTTGGCTAACAGTCTTGGAGGTGCATAATGGCTAAGGATTATCCAAATCGTTCAGACCTTAGAAACCCTATGCAGCAAGCAAAATTCACTGGACAAACATACGGTCAGGCTACGCAACAAAAGCAATCCCAACAGGCTGTTCCTGCTGGTCCTTCTCCAACTTCTTCTATTACTCCTACACAGCCAGTGAATCGCCCTGTACCTGGAAAAGTTGTTGACCTTATGGCACCATCCGAACGCCCCCAAGACGTAATGGCTCCTATTATGAATAACAGACCAACCATTCTTCCTATGTCTAATCCCGTTATTGAAGAACTTGAAACTTTATATCGCATGTATCCAAACGATGACCTTGAAGGTCTTTTGTCTGCAATCAAATACAATGGTTTATAATGCAACCTGCTGAAAACGAAGATGCTATATGGGAAACAATTGCTGCTGAAAGTGAACGCCGCCGCCAAATGGCTGTTACGGGCACACCAGAACAGGCTATCCGTGTAGGTCAACTACATAACCAATTCCCATCTTTAGCACCAGGTGTAAAACTTGCCGCTGCAAAAGCAAATCTCACTGATGAACAAGTTAAACAAATTGCTTTGGCTGCTGCTCGTGTAGATGTTCAACCTAAAGAACCAAAGAAAAAGTCTTGGATTGACCGCAATGTTACCGACAAAATCAAAACTGCTTCTCGTTATGGAATGGCTGGTTTAGAATTTGTACCTCAATTGACTGTTGGTGCAGTAGCGCAAGTGTTTGATGATGACGAAGATGTTAACGGTTGGTTTATTTCAACAGATTTAGGTTCGCTTATTGCTAATGACGAAGATGCTGGTGAGGGTTTCTTTATTGGTGGCAAAGCAAAAGAACTTCAATCAGAACGTGCACGGAGATACCGTGGGACAATCAATGGTGAAGCATTTACTATTGGTCGTGGTTTAGCATCAACATTTCTTGAAGAAAACACAAACGCATACCGTTTGCTGTCTGGTGCTGTTGATGCAGCCGTTGCTATTGGAA